GAAATTTTACCAAATACTTTTTGTAATGACCCTGTAAAACCAGATTCATTGAAATCTTCAATAAACTCACTTAATTTCATATCTTATAAATATAAAAAAAGGCGGAAAGTTAATTCCACCTTAATTTTTTTCTTTGGCCAAAGGAAATTATTTTTTATTATAATACTTTTCAACAATTTTTTTAACTGATTCTTGAACCGTAGCGCTTTTTGGTTGTTCTTGAACCGGTCTTGGTGCTGATTGCGCAGCTTGTTGATTTCCTTTGTTTTTGCATCCACAACCCATCTTGACTTGTTTTTAGAATGTTTATTTGATTATAAATATCTTATTAATATAATATTTGTAAAGTTTTTGGTATTTATTATTGTATGAAAAATATGAAACTAATTTCATTATTAAAAAAAGTTATTCGTGAACAATTGGAGGAAGTAAGAATCACTCCACAAGAATATAAAGACTTGTTAATGAAAGTTGCCGGTCAAGCTCACGGTTTATTAAGATTACCAAAATTTAGAGGTAAGAAATTAGTTGTTACTGGTAATTTAGATTTAAGTGGTGATAAAAGAATTACTGATTTAGGACCAATTAGAATTGAGGGAAATTTAAATATTTCACATACAAATATTAAATCATTAGATAATGTTGAAGTTACTGGATATCCTAGTTTTTGGGGTACACCTTGGGAAAAAGAACTTGATAGAAGAAAAAGACAAAAAGAACTAGCTGACGCTGAAAAAAGAAGAGAAGAAGACGCTTGGAATTTAAATGATACTGATGATGAAGGTGAAAGGGCAAACGCTGCTTTTGAATACGCTGTAAATTTAGGTTTATTAAAAGCTAGAACAGAAGACGAAGAAATTGAATTAAGAGAATTAAAAACAAAATTATCGGAACTTGAAACTCAAATGGATCAAGAAGAAGATGAAGAAAGATACGATGAACTATCCAATGAGTTTGACGAAGTTCAAGAAAGAGTTGATGAACTTGATGGTGAATATACTGATGTTTACGATTTAATTCCATATGGTGATCATTATGAGTTAGATTCGTTTATGTCAGCAAGTGAAGGTTTTGTAATTTCAGTTGGAACAGAAAGTGAGGCTGATGAATCAATGAGAGATTACTATCAAGATTGGGTTGATGACCCAGTAACATATCTTAATAGTGATACAATTTCATATCATCTTGACGGTGATAAAGTTGCTGATGAATTTGAGAGTATGGTTGATGATTGGGTTAGAGAGGACCCGGATAATAATGGGATTGAAAAAGATTTAAGTTCAGACCAAGAAGAAGAAATTTGGTTACTTGAAATGGAAAAGTGGGTTTATGAAAATGAAGGTGTTAGATTTCCAATTTTAAATGCAACAAAAGAAGACGGAAATGTTTTTGACTTTGAAGATGAAGAAGGTAATAGATTCCAATATAAAAATACAAGTACTGACCCACATAAAAGTAATTGGGTTTTATATAAAGATGGTCAAGTAGTACCACCACATCAAATATATGATGATGAAGACACACAAGACCACGAAGACGACCGTGAAAGTAGAATTTCAGATATTGAGTGGGAAATACAAAATATAAAAGATGAACCAGACGGTGACCCAAATGAAGAACAAATTGAAAGCGAAGTAGAAGATAGATTATATGGTATAAGAAGAGACCCACTTGGATTTTTAGAAGATTTGGGTTATGATTTTAGAGGTATGATAGATTTTATTGATAAAGATGATTTATTAGAAAGTTTAATTAATGATTCGGATTACGGTAGTGCACTTAATGGGTATGATGGAAACTATGACGAAATTAATATTAATGGTACCTATTATATTGTAATGAGAACCGATTAATATTTACAGGTAATATTATATCACTATTATTATGTCAAATGGCAAGAAAAAAGAAAATAGAATTTTTAATGAACACCGATTGGATGTTCGAGAAACCAATTGACAGAGAACACAAAGAATACAAACTTTTATCGTATTTTCAAAAGATGGGTGAGAGACTGGATAATATGGAATTATATCCAGGATTTATTGAACTATCATTACATTTAGCAAATGTTCAAACACTTGTAAAAGATAAAAAACTTTTATATACCACAAAAAAATTCACAACAGTTGATGATGAATTACTTGTTAAAGATTTAAAAATCAAAGATGTTCCGGAAATGTCAAAAGATGAATATGAAGAATTTATAAAAATTTTAACATATTCGGCTCCAAGAATGTTTGAATACTTTGGTTTTGCAAAATCAGTATGGGAACTTGTTTTTGATAGTGTACATTTACAAGTTAAAAAGAATAAAAAAAATGTTTTAGAACCGAAAGGTTATTTTTATTTCTTTGATAAAAAAGAAAACAAATTATATGTTTGGGAATTTGAAAACAAACCGGCAGCAAAGGGCTCACCAGAAAATGTTGTACTAACAAATTTAATCTACTCTGAACAAAAAAATGATTTGACAATACCAAAAATAATAAATAATCTTAGCAAGTGGAATGTTGAAAATAAAACAAAATTACCAGTTTTTGAGATGATAAGTAGAGGTGAGTTTCCAATAAACGAAACTTTACTTCCGATGTTCAAAAGAAAATTGATTGCTTACGTAAACCAAAAACAAAATTTAGAAAATTATTATAAACAAAAAGAAATTTTAAATGCTTGATAAACAAAATAAAGAACAAGTAAATCACCCAAATCATTATGGTGGAGAGACAAATATTTATGAAGCAATAAAAGTTATTGATGCTTGGGATTTGGGATTCTCATTAGGTAATACTGTTAAGTATATTTCAAGGGCCGGTAAAAAGGATCCAAATAAAGAACTTGAGGATTTAAGAAAAGCTAAATGGTATCTTGATCATCACATTAAAAACCTAGAAAATAAATTAGTCGATTAGGATTTTATCACCCTCAACGATATCATATTTATCGCAGTCACCACCATTTATTTCTAAAACCATATCACCTTCACCTTCATATCTATCACAGTCTTCTGATTTACAAGGTGGACAATCTTTATGAATTTTTATTATTTTATTGTTTCTAATAAAGATTATATCAAGAGGTATTATACAATTCTTCATCCAAAAAGAATGTGGTTTATCATCCATTATAAATAACATACCATTAAAGTCACGGTTAAATTTTTTACCCATCATACCAGATTCAATGTCTTTTCTGGTCATCATAACTTTAACATTAAATAAATTATTATTTACAATTACTTCCATATTTATATAAATATAGTAATATGGGTCAATTTAAAAGATATGGTGGAATAATTGTTAAACATAAAGACAAAGTTCTATTGTGTAAAAGAGGACCAAAAGAATCATTACCAAATCAATGGTCGGTACCATCTGGACATTTAGAAAAAGGTGAAGACCCAAAAGAAGGTGCACTTAGAGAATTTAGAGAAGAAACAAATTTAAAGTTATCCGGTAATTTAAATTTAGTTGGTTTATTACACATATATCAAAATGATATGAAATTAAAAAAAGGTATTATGTTTGTATTTTTACATAAATCAAATAAAGAATTGGAACCGGATTTAGATAAAGCAAAAGATGGTCACGAACATACAAAATGTGAGTATTTTTCAAAAAAAGACTTACCAATAAATAAAAATAATGACCAATTAAGAAAAATTATTGAAAAAATATTATAAAAAGTTGATTTTTGGTAAATTACTATATATTTATAGTACACAAAAAAAACTTAAAACCACCCTTTCAACTTATTAGCTGGTTAAGAAAAAACAATCCCAAAGATTAGTAAAATAATTTTTGGGATTTTTTGTTTTATTAAAATAAAATACCTATATTTGTATTATGAAAATAGGACACAACATAAGAATCATACACGAAACTCACGGTGAATTACTTAATGAAACATTTGTTGACCAAACACAATTCAGAATATTTTTGAAAATGGTCCACGCAAGTGTTGAACTTAAAGAAAACTTATCTTTTTTTAATAACGAAACATTTTATATTAACATACCGGCAAATACACTAGTTAACTGTATTATTGTAACAAACACAAAAGAAATTACTCTAACAGAACAGGTTAGATCCAAGATTGAAGCTTTGGTTACAAAATAGTTTCCTTGTTCTATAAAAACAAGGTGGTGGAGAGTTGACATTCAATGTCGACCCAAATTAAGGGAACAAATTTGTTCCCTTTCTTGTTTTATTAAAGTTTATTTCTTAATTTTGTAATATGGAAAAAATATTATACATAGTTAGAGGAATTCCGGGATCAGGAAAAACAACATTTGCCAGAACATTAAACTCAATTATAGTTGAAGCTGACCAATATTTTATGGATGGTGAAGGTAATTACAAATTCGATGGGTCAAAAATTAAGTTTGCTCACGAATATTGTATAGCACAAACTGAAGCCTGGATGCAAACAAAAGGAGACCAAGTAAACACAGATAGAATTACAGTTTCAAATACATTTACACAAGAATGGGAAATGGAACCATATTTTGAGTTAGCAAAAAAATATGGATATAAAGTTTTTACTATAATTGTTGAAAACAGACACGGAGGAACTAACGAACACAATGTTCCAGAAGATAAAATAGAACAAATGAAAAATCGTTTTGAGTATAAATTATGAGTAGATTAGACAAACTTAAAGAACAACATTCGGATTTAAATGTATCATTAATTGATATAATAACATCATTAGATCCGACTGGTACTTACAAGTATACCGAGTTTTTAATTAAAGACTTTAAAAGGGATAACCAATATTACAGTCCAAATTTGGATGAACTTAAAGGTTATCTAGGGGTATTTTTGTTCGGCTCAAATGAAATTGAAGTTTTAAATGAATTTGAAAGACACTCAAGAGCTAATAGAATAAAAGAAAAAGACATTAGTAAATATAACAATTTTCTTGAATTACACGAACAAGTTAAGATTGCTGAAGATATTGAAAAACAAAAAGAAGTTGAAAAACAAATTTTAAAAATACACGAAGATGACACCTGGTTAGTATTAACACCTTTAAGTTTTGATGCCTCAAGGGTTTACGGATCAAATACAAAATGGTGTACAACACAAGAAAGATATTGGGACAAATACTTAAAAACACATAGGTTAGTTTATTGTATTAATAAAAAAATTGATACTAAAATCGCTTTCTCAAGAGATTATGGTGACGATAAATTCCAAGCTTGGACCGCAGACGATAGTGAAGTTAGTCCAATGTTTATAGATTGGATTCCGGATGAAATCTTTTTAAAGATTAGAAAAGAATTACAAAAAAATGAAAGAACAATTGATTTGATTTATGGTGAAACCAGAAATAAACCAGTTTCTATTTCAGATATAATTAATATTCACCAAGGTAATATTGGAGCGGAAGACGGTCCAACTATACTTGACAGAATAAGAAGTTTAATGGATCTTAATCGTTATAATAGTAATTGGACATCTGAACAGTATATGAAACCAGTAGGATCAATCGATGATTTACCAAACCAAGGTGAATATGAAGTAACAAGAAGAATCAGTGATTATCCAAGGATAAGTGTTAATTATACCGGTGATGTTTTACCTTAAAAAATAAAAATTATGAACTTTAAAAAAATATTAACAACAGGAAAAGTATTCATAACTTCAGACACACACTACGGTCATAAAAATATTGTTCGTGGTGTGACAAACTGGAGAACCCAGGATGGTGAAATACCAGTTGATTCGGTTAGGGATTTTGAAACTATTGAACAAATGAACGAAAGAATTATTGATGGTATTAACAATATGGTAAGACAAGACGACACACTAATAATGTTAGGTGATGTTTCATTTGGTGGTTTTGATAATATAGGATTATTCCTTGATAGATTGGTTTGCAAAAACATTCATCTAATATTAGGAAATCACGACCATCATATTGAAAATAACAGAGGTGACATACAAAATCGGTTTTTAAGTGTCAACCATTATCTTGAAGTTAAAATTAACGATGTAAGCTTTGTATTATGTCATTACCCACTCCAAAGCTGGAACGGTCTAAACAAAGGTGTAATTCATTTACATGGTCACGTTCATTTAGGTAGAGAAAATAAATTTGGTAACGGAAAAAGATTGGATGTTGGAATGGATGGAAATGGTATGAATCCATATGATATTTCAGATATCATTAAAATGATGAATAAAAGACCGGTAGGGTCTGATATATCCGGAGATCACCATTTAGACAATTTAATAGGAGTTGTGGGTTAAATCACAACTCTATTATATTTATTATTATGAAAATCATTATAACAGAATCTCAATTAAAATTAATCAAAGAGGCCGTAGGTGTTCCAGAAAATATTCTTGATGAAGGAAAAGTACTATATGATATTGTTAAAAGTAAATTAAAAGAAATTAACTCAACTGAAGAAGAATACTTATTTGAAGATATTGAAATTGATTTAAGGGTTTCTGATGTAAATTTTACAAATTTAAATTTACTTATAAAAGTTGAAGAATTAGAGGAATATGATGGTACTGAAGCTGTAATTGCTTCAATGGGTGTTGGAAATGAATTTAATTTTGATGAGGGTATTATGATGCAAATTAACGCTGAAACATCAACTATTGATTTATTTATTCAGTTTATTGTTCCAGAAGGATGGCAACCAAGTGATTTATATAATAGTTTTATACAATATGAAACACAAAATATATCAACAATGGCTCATGAATTAATGCACAGATTTAAAAGAAGTAAAAAAACAAAAGGATTAGCCGGTGATACTGCGGATTACCAAACTTACTCTTCAGGTCGACTAAACTTTGGAATACCAGTTATTAATGAATTTATGAGATATAGTTATTTTATTCAAAATGAAGAAAATGTGGTTAGACCAACAGAAGTTGCATCAAGAATGACTCAAAAAGGAATTACAAGAGAAAATTTTTATGAATTTTTAATGAATGATGATGTAATTAAAGAATTAAAGAAAATACAAAATTTTTCTTTTGAATATTTAATTCAAAGTTTGTACGATCAAATGGATAGAGTTTTTGCTTTACTTGAACACGCCGGAGAAAATCCAAAAGAAAATTCACCCAAAGAAAATATAAAAATGGTTTTAGAGTTAGTTTATATTAATTTATCAAACACAAAAATGGAATTTTTTGAAAAATATATTTTATCCATTAAAGAAACTATGTTTTCAAAAATGGGACCTTTTTCACAATTGTTTGGAGGAAAAGCACCATCAGAAAGCAAAACAAAACTTCTTAACAAATATCGTAATCACGTAACAAAATATGAAAATAGAGAGATGGACTTTTTCAAAGATGAATGTGAAAGATTTAATTATGTTGCAACAAAACTAATTAAAAGAATATCAAAAGTTTATTCATTAATTCCTGACGAAAAAGGTCAAACAAATGAATCTATATTAGATTGGGAATTACACCAAAAACTTATGGAAAAAAGATATGGTAAAAGACCAATAGAAACTTCCTACAAATACAAAAAATAATTTGGTTAATTTAAAATAATTTTCTATCTTTGTCTTATGAAATTAACAAAGAAGGAACAATTATTTATGGATGTCTTAGAAAAAGAAGGTATTGTTTGGCAATTTGATAATATCTATTTAATAACTAAAGACAAAAAAGGTTATGAAAAAGTAATCGCATATAAATCTTGGAATATTGCATATGATTTGGTTGAGAAAGGTTTAATTAAAGTTAGTTCTGAAAATAAATTTGGTTGGGTAAAGGTTTAGTATTATGAAAAAACCTTGTAAAGAATGTCCCCACTTTATTCGTAATCGTCATAATGATATGATTGTTGATTTTGCCGACAGAACTGGTAAGAAACACAATTGTCATATGACTGAGGGAAAAAAAGATTTGTGGAATGTTAAAGATAAAAAATTAGAATGTTATGGAAGTAAAACAGACGTTAAAATGGTTAAAAGAACAATTTGAAAAAGATGGTGATACAACATTTCTTAACTTAAATTGGGATAGGTTTGATGAATTATTTGAACAAGCAAAAAAAATGGATGATGAGTTTTTAGAAAAACTTAAAGACTTTGATGTTTGGAAAGAATGGAAAAATTCTAGTATGAAAATAAAAGAAACTAAATTTGGGACTTACGTGGAAACTGAAAGTCCAACAAAACTAACCGGTGATAAGATTACAAGGTTTGTTGAAAGATTGAAAAAAATAGGAATTGATGTAAAACTATCGGGAAACTTTCCTTGGGTTTATATTGATGAAATCTGTGGAATTAGAGTTACCGAAAAGTTTGAGGCAAATCACGGATTTACTTTAATATTTCTTCCAGGAAGAAATGATAGTCCTGT